ATGGTGCCCTCTGCGTACAGAGTGCCGGTGATCACGCTGTCGCCGGTGACGTTCCAAACGCTGTCAGCGTCCACATACACGTTGGCGCCGCCCTCACCGGTGTAGCCGCCGTTGAAGCTGTCGTCGCAGACAATAGCGCCGTTCAAAACGCTGCCGTCCAGCACATAGAAGTTCAGATCCGAAATGGTGTCATACACCACATCGCCGTTCATCTCCTGCTCATAGGCCGTGAAGATGCACTTAGCGCCGTTCTTGCCAGCGGTGCCCCAGGTACGAGAGCTGGAGTTGCCGGTCACTTGCAGCCAATAGGTGGTGTCCTCTCCATAGGTCACGTCCACGTTCTGGAAGGTGATATAGCTGGAGGTGTTGGTGTTATACACCACAGGGCCGGCGTTGCAGGTCAGGGTGCCGCCGATCATATCATACTCCGAGGTGCCCACATCGGCGTCGCCGCTCATGGACTGATACACGATGATGTTCCAAACCTTGTTGTCGTTCAAATCGCTGGCCAGCATGGTGCCGGTCAGGTCGCAGTCGAACAGACGGATGGTGTTCTTGCCCTCGATGGCCACAGCCTCGGAGCCGCCGGAATACAGATAAGCGTTATGCACGGAGATGTCTGCCGTCACATACACAGCGCCGGTGCCGCCCTCGGTGACATAGTTGCCGCCGTCGATCACCATGGTGCCGCCGCCACGGTCGGAGCGGATCGCTGCCGCTGCCATGGCCGCATTGGTCACGATGTTGCAGTCCCAAGCGTACAGGGTGCCGCCGCCAGCCACATGCAGGCCGCCAGCAGAAGCCTGGGTGGTGGTGATGTCGCAGTCATACACATAGGCCACGCCGTTGTCATAGGCAAAGATGCCAGCGCCGCCTGCTGCCTCGGAATCGATGGTGTCGCCAGAGGCATACAGCTCACCGTCAGACACAAACAGGGTTGCACCCACGCCATAGAAGCTGGCGGAGTCGCCGCCGCCGCCTTCGCCGCCGTTGGTGAAGGTGGAGTTGGTCACATAAGCGGTAGCGCCGTCGAACACATGAATGATGTTCTGGTCAGCGGTGTCGGAGGTCATGTCTGCGCCGTCCACGGTCTCGTCGGAGGTGATCTCCAGGATGGCGTCATAGCTGTCCGGTGCGGAGTTGCCGCCGCCACCAGGCATCGCCATGGAAGCGCCGCCCATCTCGCTGGAGCTGCCAGCGGCCTCATCGGAAGCCTCAGCCTCGCCGGAAGCTGCCGGCTCCTCGCTGGCCGCAGGTTCTTCGGAAGCAGCCGGCTCCTGGGTCGCATCGCCGCTGTCTGCGGTGACCGCTCCGGCCATGACCGTCTGGAAATATTCCTCAGGGATGGTGATGTTCACGCTGCATGCCGTCAAGCCGAACAGCATGCAAACCACACACAAAATCGCAAGGGTCTTTCTCATAATCATGCTCCTTGTTAATAAAATGATACATTGATTATACGCCAACTGCGTCAAACAATCTACTATTTTGTTCAGCAAAGAGCAGAGAATTTCAAAGCGTCTGTTTGTGCGTTTTGACGAAAGAGCCAGGATGTCTCAGCCGATACTCTGAGCAACATCCAGAAGATTCTGCTCAATCCGCAGCGTTGCCGCCGCATAATACAGCGCCTCCGCATCGTTCATGTCCTCATCTCCTAGTTCATCCAGGGCATCCATCATGTCCACATAGGAAGCTATGTAATTCAGGTAGTCGCTCAGCATCCCTAAGGTATCATCCGAATCATTGTACCTTACCATGAAGTCGCAATAGTCATTGAAGAATTGTTCGTAGGTATCTACAGCCTCCTTGAAGCTGGGGCGCATACCGTCCACCAGCTGTTCCGCAGGCGCAGATTCCTCAAGAGCTGGTTCCTCGGGTATGGGTTCCTCCGCTGTTTCCACAGCCTCAACGACCTCCTCTGGCTTCTCTACGCTCTCATCTTCCTCTTCCGGCACTTCCTCCTGTGTTTCCTCCGGCGCTTTCACCTCAATGCTTATCACGGAATTTCCTTCATAGGATACGGAAAGATAATTTCCATCCAAGTCGTAGGCTCTGAAATAGGTGTCGCCACGGCTATAATCCACAGAGAAGCCCGCATCATAGCACGCATCCGTGTATTCGCTGAAGTCCTCCTGGCTCATCTGCCCCACATACAGGGAAAATCCGTTAGACGAATCACTGGTGACCTTTCCCACATCGGATTCCGGCATGGGTATCAGGGCCGCTAAATCGCTTTTCGGCCACTGAAGCGTCCCTAACTCCATCGGAGCAGTTATTGTGATGGTTAAATCCCCGCTACTATAGCGTGTCAGGCTCAATTTGTATCCATCCGCATTATACGCATCATACCCATAACTATCGCTCTCGCCTTCCACTGTAAAACCATATTCCTTGCACTGGTTCAGATAGGTACGATATTCTTCATCCGACACATCCGAAACAGAAATCCGAGCTTTCGTCTCCGTATTCGTATGTATCTCACCCTTGTTGGATTCTGGCGCTGGAACAACATCACACAACACCAATGTGTTCCAATCAAACACCTTTTCTTCCTTTTTCCCCGAACCGCCAACGCTGCTTATCACTCGCACAACAACAAGGACAACCAGAAGGATAAACCACCATCGGGTGTACAATGGTTTTTTGTTTTTCTCCCCACAATTCGGACAGCATTTTGCCTTTTTGTCTAAGGGCGCTCCACAGTTTTTGCACAACAAATTTTTCACTTCTCGGCTCATTGGATTTCCTCCCTAGTTACAAATCTGTCTCAAAAGGTGTACTTTTTGAGACATTGCCATTCAGCCGAAAAAATTTAATAGAATAACACAAAAATTTGTTCAGTTTTCGCCAATTCGTATTGTAAAACAATAATCTTTGTGTTATTCTTTGCCTATACCTTTTTCGTCTCAAAAAGTACACTTTTTGAGACAATTTTATTTTCCCTTATCCTTGCCGAAATTGCCTGGCTCGCCGGTAAAAGGTGGAGCGGCTCAGGCCGGAACGGCGCAGGGCTTCGGCCAGGTCGATTTCCCGCCGCTCCCAGGCCGCCACAATGGTTTCAAAGTTCTCCGGAAGCTCCTGTTCCGGGCGGCCAAAGCGCACGCCCCGGGTCTTGGCAGCTATAATGCCCTCGGCCTGGCGCTGGCGAATGGCATCCCGCTCATTTTCTGCCACAAAGGACAGCACCTGCAACACGATATCACTCAAAAACGTGCCCATCAGGTCTTTGCCCCGGCGGGTGTCCAGCAGGGGCATGTCCAGTACCACAATGTCCACACCTTTTTCCTTGGTGAGGATGCGCCACTGCTCCAAAATTTCCTCATAATTACGCCCCAGACGGTCGATGCTCTTGATATAGAGCAGGTCGTCTTTTTTCATTTTTCGCAGCATTTTCTCATACTGCGGTCGGTCAAAATCCTTGCCGGACTGCTTTTCCACAAACAGGTGGCTCCTCGGGATGGACAGCTTCGCCATGGCATCCAGCTGTCTGTCCTCATTTTGCTCCCGGGTGCTGACCCGCACATAGCCAAAAATGCCCACCAGCTCCCTCCTCTTCGGCAAAATGGGGAGCCCCCGAAGAAGCTCCCCACTATTTTCAGCTCAGCGCTCGGATCAGGGCTGCCCAGGTTTGGGAGCCGCAGACGCCGTCCACGGTCAGACCATAATTGGCCTGGAACGACCGCACGGCTGCTCGGGTGTTTGTGCCAAAAATGCCGTCTGCCCCGGTAGAGCCGCAGCTGTACCCCAAGGCGATCAGATATCGCTGCATGGTGCTCACATCGGAGCCACGGCTGCCCTGAGACACCTGGCCGTGATAGGAAACGCTGTCCCCCGAAGCAATACCAGGGCTGTCCGATGCGTTGACGGTGTCTTTCAAGGTCTTGCCGGTGTAAACGCCGTTGGCAGCCTCCTGATAGGCCTGATACCAGGTGTTATAGGCCTGATCCGTATAGGCCGTTCCCACCGGCAGCGACAGCACGTCGCTGATATCCGCCGTCACATAGCCATAGGCCTTCCACTTGGCCATAGCATTTTCAAAAAGCTGCTGGGCCTCCTGGGTCTGATTTTCATAGGCCTGCTGCTGGGCCGCTGCTTCGTTTTCATAGGCCAGCTGCGCCTGAGAGTCGGCGTATTTCTGCGCCGCCACCTGGTTTTCATAGGTCTGCTGCGCCTGGGTGGCCGCAAACTGCTGGGCATACTGCTGATTTTCCACCTTCTGCTGGTAGATGTCTGCCGCTGTCTGATTCAGCTGGTCATAGGCCGTCAGCTCCGAAACCGTCTGCTGACGAGAGGCCAGATAATTTTCATAGGCCTGCTGATACAGCGCCGCCTTTTTATCCGTCGCCTGGGCATTGTAATAGTTCTGCGCCTGGGTGGCCGCTGTGATCGCCGCCGTGGAGGCCACGCCTCCGGTGTTGGCTGCCGCCGTTCCCAGACTGTCCTCGTAGGCACGCTGGCCCTCCCGCAAATAGCTCTGGCGATAGCTCTGCCACATCGGGTCTGCGTCGCTGTCATAGGAAAACGACTCTGCCAGCGTCTGCATAAGCTGCTCCTGCTTGTCCGCATAGGGATTTACATAATCATTATCCACTGTACCACTGTCCGTGAGATAATAGCCGGAGCCGCTGCTCCCGGCCGTATAGCCGCCATACACCGAGCGGATACGCTCCGCACCGGCGTTTGCCAAGGCTCTGGCCTCGTCTGTTGCTGCATTCTTGTAGTCCTGTTTATAGGACAGCAGACTAATACCTGCATCCGGATTACTCTCCGCCAGACGCAAATCTGCGTCCGAAAAGGTGCTCAACAGGCCGGCTGCCGTCGCCTTAGTCACAAAGTCTTTATATGTATAGGTGCTGTTCGCCACATTCTGCTCCTTTCTGCCTAGAAAAGAGGATCACCCATCCTCTTGACCGGTTTCATCCTCCTGTATATTGAGTTGACATAATATATATCGGTACTGTTCATTCATCTGGTAGAGATAGTCCAGGATCCGCTGGATCTTCTCCTCCTGGGTCTCGTCCCCGGAAAAGCCGGGAAAAGCGCTGTCTGCCATAAAAAGTCGGTCTGCCATGCCAAAACCTCCTTACCCACGGGTGGACCCGGTGCTGTACTCCCGACTCAGCGCCCACAGCTTCCAATCGCCCTCGCCTTCCAGACGAACCCGGAAGCTGTCACACCGCCGTGGTATCAAGGGAATGGTCTGCAAGCCCTTTTCCTTCCCCTGGACGTAGCCCACATTCTCCCAGTTTCCTCCGTCGTAGGACACAAAAAGCCGCAGCGTTCCCGTGGTCTGCACCCGGAAATACAGCCGGTTTAGGATTTTCCGCTCCAGCGTGCTGCTGTAAAAATCTCCCATCTCTACTACGCTGTGAACGCTGGTTTCTTCCTGCCCGGCCGGTGTGCGGATGCGCCCGGTCATATACACCGCTCCCTCCTGGGTCAGCATGTACAATTCCCCGTCGCACCAGGCAAAATCCATCACCGCCGCATCGTCTTCCCGATGCCACAGTTCCAGCACTGTGTCATAGACATACAAATCACGGCCATCCCCACGCTCTACCGCCACATAGTATTTTCGTCCATCCGTGCCCGCCACGGCGTTTTGCCGCCGTGTCACCCCAAGAGCGCTGTCCACCAGGGAGGGGATGCCGCCGGCATAGGCCACAAAGCCCACCCGGGATTTGTAATACAGCGTCTGCCCCACCACGGCAAAGCTCTTGTCGCTGCCAGATTCACAGCCCAGGGTCTCCGTGTCCATCAGCTGAAAATTCGACGGCTTCGTGCCATACACCCGGTAAATATGGTTTTCCTTGAACAGCAAGGGATAGCCCCCATAGCTGTATGCCCCTGTGAAGCGGCCGCCGCTGCCCACCTCCACGCTCCAGGCGCTGGTAGCGGTGCCATCATAATTGTTCCAAACCGTTGGATTTCCCAAATAGGAGCAGTACACCGTGGAATCCTTCACACCCCACAGCCGGTTGTCGCACTCGCACAGATATTCCATATCCGGCACCGTGCGGCTCACACGCACCTGTCCATCCTCGGCGTAGGCCACCTCCTCCTGGGTAAACTCCAGCCAACCGTCGCTGCCCCAAGCGCCGTATGCCACCTCCACCGAGATGGTGCTTCCCCCAATGGTGGCCGTCATGTTCAAATCTCCGTCGCACTGTAACACATCTCCAGCACTCATGTTCTTTTTCAAAATCAAATAGTAGTTGAAGTCGTCATACACGAAGTTATACTCTCCGGCGGCCAAGCCGTCTTTCCCCACGGTATAAGTCAGCTCTGTGTCCATGGTAAAGCTGTTGTCGTAAAAATACAGCGCCTGGCCCAACACCTGACGCACCACCAGGGTCAAATTATTCTCCGGGTGGCGGGTGCAGCCGGAGATCGTCACGCCATCCCCCGCCTTAAACTTTCCCTGCACCGTGATACCGTCCAGCCGCAGACAGTTGCACTGGCTGGAAATGCCGTTAGGCGCCTTAGACGAGCAAAAAATGCCCTTCTGCACCACACCGTCCACCGCAGCACTGGCTTCCAGACTGCCAAATTCCTCCGTGGCGGTGTTGTAATATTTCTTGTCCGGCCATATCACCACCCAGCTGTTTACATAGTAAAATCGCTTTTCACCGTCCTCCACCTGGCCCTTCACCTGGCCGTCGTAATAAAAATCCGTTCCATCCACCCAGCACAGCTTATCCCGTGCGGACAAACCGTTGGGCTTTGTGAGCTGCTGAACTTTATAGCGCCTGTCCCGGGGCGACAGAAGGGGATAGTGGTCGCTGGTCATGTTTTCCATGGTGCGGATCTCCCCATCCTGCGCCGCCAGATTTTCGTTTAGACCGCCGAACACGCATTGATAGCTTCGGCCATAGCTGTCCCCATAAGGCAACTTTGCCAATTTCATAGGCTCACCCCAAACATCAGTTTTACCACCACGGCGATCACTGCCGTGCCCACGGTACCCAAAAGCCACAAAATGGCGGTCAGCTTGGTATTGATCACCGCATACTGGGTCTTTTGCTTTTCCAGGCTCCGTCCATGCTCACGCACCAGTCGGCGGATCTCCTCAAACTCCGCTCGTGTCACCTCGGTCATCGTCCGTTGACTCTCCTTCCCCCAAATTCATCACGGCTGCCGCCCCCGTGGCCACTGCTAACACAATGGCTGCCTCCAAATTGATGTTTTCCACCACACCAGCCGCCTCGGTCACCGCCGCCGCCATCACACCCAGCGCCGCCTGCAAAAACGTGCGCAGTGCCCGCCGTGCCCAAGAATGTTTCTGAAACCATGCTTTCATCTTTTTCTCCTCTCCTTGTCATACAGGGGGGCCGGGAAGCCGGACAGCCAGCCCGGGCTCCCGCCCCTTTTTCTCACTCCAATGCCGCCCAGGTGAGCGTGCCCACCTGACCGTCGGCCTCCAGCCCGTTGGCCGTCTGAAAAGCCTTCACCGCCTCCTGGGTGGCCGCACCGAAACAGCCGTCTGTCTCCAGGGAATACCCGGCATTTCCCAGCAGCCGCTGCAAATAGCGAACCTCGCTCCCGGTGCTGCCTTTTTTCAAAATTTTGTGGGTCGGCCGGGTATACCCCAGCGCCTTTGCCCAGGTATAGGCATCGGCACGTCCTGTGGCAGACAGCCCCAGCGCCGTCTGGAGCTTTTCCGTGGCCGTCCGGGTGTTTTCCCCAAAGCTGCCATCCAGTCCCATGGGGTCGCAGCCCCGACCATACAAAATCCCCTGCCAAATGCGCACATCGTCGTTGTCGTCCGGCACTTGGAGAGCCTGGGTGGCATAATAGGTCTCAGAACCCCACACACCATCCTCGGTAAGTCCTGCCTGCATCTGGTCGTTCAGATAGCGCTGATGCGCAGCAATGGCCGCGTTTTGGGTTTTCGTCCCATATACACCGTCTTCTGTGACGCCCAGCCATCGCTGAAAGGTGCCTACGCCCCCTGTGTCCGTGGCCGTGGTGCCTGCCTCTGCATTCAAGGTCACATAGCCATAGATATAGGCACTGGCCAGACTATAGCTGCGCTTCCGAGCCATGTTCCCAGAGTTTCCCTCGTAGGTATAGACCGTTGTCCCATCCACGGCATACACCATACCTGTGTGGCTCCGTGTCGTGCCATTGTCGGAAAACACGATCACATCTCCCGCCTGGGGCGTATAGGCCGTGCCGCTCTTTCCTTTTTTTGTCCGCTGGTACACGCTGTAGTGGCTGGCATTGTGAGACAGCCCTGCGTCAAACAGCTGATTGCAGGCCGTGTATGGCCATAGGCCCCACAGCACCTGTTTGGCCGCTGTTTTGTCGCTGCCGCAGGCCTCATACACCGCCGTGGACACCATCATGGCGCACCACGCCCCCGGATTGATGCCGCACAGCTTTCCCATGTAGGTATAGTTAGCGCTGCCCTTGTTGGCCGCAAAATCCGATATCTCTCGGCTGAGATTTTTAGCGCTGGCCTTTTCATAATAGCCGCCGTTTCCAATGTAATAGGAAAATGCGTCCAAAATATCCTGAATCGTTGCCATTGTCTTGCCTCCTGTTATACAAAATCCTGGGTCAGTGCCCATAACTCTATTTGCCCTTGGGACAGGCTCTCTCCGTCATAACAGACCTTCAAGCACTCCCCCCATCGTCCCGGCAGCACCAGCCCACCGCACAAAAGCACACCGCCATCATCTTGCGTTATGTCAACTTCAAACAGTGTCTCTCCGCTGTCTGTCCCTTGGATAGACACCGTTCCCTCCCCATCCAAGGGTTCCGTCAGCCGCAGCTCCACCCCCAGCAGAGCGCTGTCTGGCGAGCGATATCCCAGAGCCTTTCCCTGGGCAAGCTCCTGGGCCGACACCATCCCCCAGCGCACCCATCGGGCCGGATGACTGGCCGGGTCAAAGGTCTGGGCATACCAGGCCCCCAGCTCCCCCATATAGCCGTTATACAAGGTCATGGCATTTTCATACTGGTTGTATTCGCCGTTTGCAAACTGCATCATCGCCCCCAAATAGGCGGTGTAGACCCGCTGCCAGCTGTCCGGCAAAAACAGCCTTCCTCGGCCATCTCGCCCATAGCGATAGGGGTGCCAAAGTCCGGCAGGCTGCAAGCAGATCTGTGTCCACACAATGGCCTCCAGATCGCTGACCCAAACTGTTTTCTGAGCGCTGGTATAGGCGTTTGGCATCATGGCATCCAAATTATCCAAAAACTGATCCAGTCTCATGGCGTTTCCCCTCCCGGCTGGCCCTGGGCCACCACTGGCTGCATCAAACTATTTTGCTGCTGCAGCCTGCGATATTCCGAAATAAGATTCTGCCGGGTCTGTGCGGCACCGGGATAGTGCAGCTGCTCCATCTTCGTCCAGAACAAAATTCTCGTCTCCATCTCATTGGGGTCGCCAAACGCACCGGCGGAGTAATAGCTCTGGGTCTCCTTCCACATGGCCGTCCGGTCAGCGGCCAAGGGGCTGGCACTATCGCAAGAGAAGAGAAAACGGTCGTTCCAATACCATTGGCCGTCCTCGTCCTGCTCCAAAAAGTCCCATTTGTTCCACTGCTCATCCACAGGATTTCCTTTGGAGTCCACCCCAACGATGGGGCGTTTTTCATCGGCATAGGCCAGCTCAAACTTAAACAGCGCCTCAAAAAGCTTCGCCCAGCAGGCGTTTTTCATCACACGCTTGGATTGCAGACGGCCAGCGGACTGATTGGCGGCAAATTCCTTGGCAACGGCACTGGTAGCTGTGTTATCCTTCCGCCCCAAATAGGAATCCGTAATACCCACCACGTCTCGTGCCTCCTGGTAGATGTATTCCAGATACGCCAGCGGCTGCTCCACGTCGCATTTCATATCGTAAACACCCAGATAATTCTTATCTGTCACGTTCTTCAGCCGAATCACTTTTGCCACGCCGGTGTCCACTTTAATGGACGGATCCGGAGGAAGCGTGATATAGGTGCCTGCCGCCAGCAGCTGATCTATAATGCTCTTTTCCAGACGATTGATGGTGTTTTGCTGGTCTTTCACCTTGTCAATGTCCGACTCCCCCAGGAGTTTTCCGTACACAGACACAGATTTTTGCAGAAAAACCGGGTAGATGTCCGGTTTATAGTACGGCACGCAGGTAGGCTCTCCCGTTATCGGGTCTGCTCCCGGTATGATAGAACCGTCTGACCGCTCCACCGGCAGCCAAAGCTCCTGAAACTCCTCCATCGTCTTTTCCAATGTCCCACCACACAGGGGGCATACGGGAGCCTCTTCCTCCTGCTCTTCCTCGTCCGCTTCCTCATTGTCCCATTTTACGGACAGCAAGTTCCCCGGCTGCACCCCGCCGCACTGACGGCAGCGACACAAAATACGGCTCTGACAATCCTCCAGATCCTCCAAAACCGTGTCATTGACCCAGGAGAACAGCCCAATGCCACCCTCCTCGTTTCGATAATAGGCCACATACTGGGTCACCAGTTCATCCGAGGGGGACAAATCACCGCTCCCTCGTATCTGCGGCTCTTCCTCGGTGCCCTCTGACACATCCACACCATACCGGCGGTGGATAAAGGCCTTGGTCTGGGGCAGCTTCAAAATAAAGTCGTCCATCTGGTCAATATCTCCCGTCACCCCTGGCTGCGGAGCCAGCTGCTTGGGATGCACCACAGAAACCACGCTCTGGCCCACCGTGTCGTGGGTGCGATAGGAGCTGTCCCATTCCAGCACATACAGACCGCCTCCCTGGATGGGCACCGTTCGCTCCATCTGGTCGTTTAAAATCTCCATGGGCAGTCTGTCCAGCTTGTTTCGCAGCATATCCTCAATGAGCACCGCCAAATGCTCATCCTCTCGCCGCAGAGGGGTCACCTTGGGCTG